TTTGCCGGTTTATTTGCCATAGTGCGCGCCACCGATTCTGCGCTTCTTCCTACAACATATCCACCAAGACCTATTTGTAATAATGTCCAAACGTCTCCTGGGAGAGTTATAGTTATTGAAGCTTTAAAAAAAAATAAGATAACAGGTCCTAATACATAATTCCATATTAATATAAAAATTAATACGTACATTAAAAGGGGCCTCCAGCTCGATGCGAACCAGCCGGCTTTAGCTTCTGCTTCAACTATTCTTGCTGCCGCTGTTAATTCTGCTGTATTAGATTGTAGTAATTGTGTTTGTAAATCTGCTTTTAACTTTGCTTGTAAATCTTTATCAGGTACTGATTTTTCAATTGTATTAAATAATATCTTAGCTAATGGAGCAATAGCATTTAGCATTGGCAACATGGCTTAATACCACTTAGCTGATCTTTTTTTCTCTGGAAGAATACTTCCCTGTCCTTGAACTTCTTGAGTTTGAGTTTCAGCAGGGTTTGTAGTTTCAATATCAACACCACCAACTAGATAACCTTCTGCGTTAGTGTATTTTGAATGATTAACATCCACTTTAGCTTTAGAATCTTTAGTAAAAGTCCTAGTTGCGTTTGCTAATTTTTCATTTTGTTTTTTCATAACCATTTTATACTCCTTTTTTTGCGTTTTTAAAACTTATTTTTGATTGTTTTTAAGCTTAGCTGCTAAAACAGTCTTTTCTAATGATGTATTAGCTCTTAATTTAGCTAATTGTTCATTTTGTTGTAACTTTTGACTATCTGTAGACTGATTCATCATAGTTTTCATCTTATCAAGATTGATTCTTTCTTGACTATCACGGTCTTTAGACGCATTTTCTTGTGCTCTAAGGTCTAATTCTCTAGATCTTAACATTGCAATTGGGTCATTATCAATAACTGACATAATTTTATTTTCTTCTGACATAAATTCTTCCATTGCATCAGCAATAATTTGAGCTTTTCTAGATTCAATTTTTTGTTGCATGTTTTGTATCATTGCTTGTGTCTGTGGATTTTGTTGTGCTTGTGGATTTTGTGTCATTTGAGCTACTTGAGCTATTTCATTTTTAAATTCAAGTTCAACTTGTTCTTGTCCCATCAAAGATATGTGTTCAAAAATATTTTTTTCTAATGCAGCCATAACTACAGGGGCATTTTTTGCAATATTAGTAGACATGAAACTTAAATGAGAAGTTATATGTGCTCTATGATCTTGTCCTGGGAAAGCTTGGAATGGTTTCCCTGCAAGAGAGTCTACATGTTCTAAAGCAGGGTCCTTTGGTGTGGGTTGATCTGGTTTATTTAAAATACTATCAATATCTCTTACACCTAATGCTGAATACATGTTTCTATAAATTTCATACATGTTATGAATTTGTGGATTAGACATTGCTAATTGTAATTCTGTTTGTGCAATAGATATTCTTTGTGTTTGTGAAAATATATTTGGATCTGCGATTGGAATAATATCTACTTTGTCATCAAAGTCTGCTTGTTTAATATTTTTTTGTCCACCTACAACATTATATGGATATTCTGGTGGTAAATATAATTTAAATACATTTGATAATAATCTAAATTCCTCTTTCATTGAGGCATAGATTCTTTTGTGAATAGCAGACATTGTTCTGCTTCCTCTCTCCAGCAAAGCCACGGTCGTGCCCACTGCTGCTTGCTGATTCCCGTCCCCTACTTGCATGTCCGCTATCGAAGCAAAGCGTTGACCTGCTTGAACCACGACCCCCATTAATGCTAATAAAGTTTGTGAAGGTTCTTTATAAGGTAAAGTCATAAATGCATCTTTTAGATTTCCTCCTGGTGCATCTACATCCCTCCATTCACCTGGTTGAATAGATTGAGCATCATCTCTGATTCTAATTCCTCGCTGTTTAAATCCCGCTGGTAAATTAGATAATGTTCCTGCATCTAATAATTGTCTCAAAGCTTGTGTAGCAGTACGTGACAATCCACCAATCATTTGAATTAAACCATTACCATAGAATCCAAATCCTGGTAAAAATTTAAAATGCACAAAGTATTGTACTTTTTGTTTTTTAGGATCTGTTTCAGAATAATTACGTCTAATAGATAAAACTTCTCTTGATCCTTCTTCAATTGTTACAATGTATGGAAGTTTAATTCCTGTGGGCTCACCAGAAGCATCATTATCTTCAAAACCTTCTAAATCTAAATTAACATGGCATTCTAATAATGTGAAAACATCTTCAGTCTGACCACTCATAGTCACACCTTCTAATTGTCTTTCTTTAGATCTAACATCATCATCTTGAGTTAATTCATCAGATGCTTTTAATTCTATATCTCTATAAAAACCTGCTACTTGTTGTTTTCTTAATTCATTTTCTGAAATTTTAATTATATGAATAATTGCTTCTGCATCTTCAAGTGAACTTGCTGTATATGGAACAACAATATCTTGAGCTTGAATAAATTTTGAAACTGCTCTTCCAAGTATTTCATCATAATAAACTTTTTTAAACGTAGATCCTGATAATGGTAAATAAAATAACATTTGATCAAACTCTGGTTCATATTCTTTCATTACATCCATAATTTGATAATTCATAAATTCAGAAACTCTATCCGCTTGATCTTCTATTTCAGGAGTTACAGCACCAACAACTTGTGTTCTAACTGGTCCTTCAGGTGGTAATAATTCTTTATAAGCTTGTGCTTGAAATTGTGTAACTGCTTCTGCTAATACTGGATGTGTTGCACTTGATGCACCTTGAAATGGTTCTGTTCTTGATTCGTATTTAAATCCTAATAAATCTAAACCTTGAGTATAAGCTTTTTCCCAATCTGCTCTTGAATCTTTATACGATTGACAATCTTGATAAAGTTCTGATCCTAATCTTCCAAGGACCTGTTCTTCAATTACTTCAGCAAGGTTTGCACTAAATTCAGTTTGCCCTGTTAAATCTTTTTTTGGATCAAAATTTATATCAACACTACCATCTTCATTTTCAGTAACTTCTGTTGGTGAAGTTGGCATAACTTCAGTTTCACTCAAAACAAGTTCTGTTTCTTGTTCTGGAGTTAAAGGATTACTTATTGTTGGAATAGGTTTTTCTATTTCTGCCATTTGTTGTTTTCTCCGATTTCACTGTTCTAACAGTATTATAACTAATATTCAAGCCTTGCGGGCATGGTCCTCTTTTAGGAGGTACTGTTAATGTTAGTCTTTTAGGTTTATTTATCATATTCCCACCAGTCAGGAACATCAGGATCAGGATATCTGTTTACAATATCTTCATAAGGATTTTCTTCTATAAATTTTCTTGCTCCAGCTCTTTCTTCAACTCTTTTTGGATGTATTCTTTTCCCAGTTGCAATTTTTTCAATTTTTTCAAGATCACTTATTGCATCTTTAACAGACATATTTTCATATTCTAATTCCCATTCCCCAGGTTCATATGCAGGGCGTGGTCTAGTTTCCATTACACTGAATTCTCCAGGGTAATTAATAGCTTTTCCTGTTTCTAAATCTATATCTGATTTAGGAGGTTTATAATGTAAATCAAATGGAGCCTCAAATGCACCTCCATAAACATTTGCTTCAATATGAATGGTACCATCTGGATACTGAGTCATTGTAATTATATCCGGTTCTTTTTTACCAGCAACAGGTACTTCTATTTTTTTAACTGTTCTTATATCTTCAACTCTTGTTGCTTTAGGAGATATGTCGACTCCTTCTTTCATTATTTTAGTAACAAGTGGATTAAACCATTCAGGCATATCTGCTACCTTTGGTAAAACTTTAGCTGCTACTTTTGTAGCTTGAACAGCTTTTTCTCCTTTAATTAATTTACCAGCAAAAGGAGCCGCAACAGCTCCAGCTAAAAATCCTAGAAATCCTCTTCTAGATATTTTAGGTCCACTTCCATCTTTGAATCCAACTCTTCCTCCAACATTATATTGTTGAAGTTCATTAATATAATCATCTGGTCCTACTATAGGAAGTTCTTGAAATGGTGTTGTTTTTTCTTCAGGCTCAGGTACTTGATAAGTTTCATTTTGAATATCTTCAGATAATTTTTTCTTATCTCGTACAGAAGTAGTTCCAAATATTTTTCCAAACCAAGTTGGTTCTTGAGTAACAGGATTAATTACGTTACTTACATTATAATTAACCAATCGATCAGCTAACACTTTAATTGTTGGAGAAACTTTATTTACTGTTTTTTCATTTTTATTTAAAAAAGAATCTAAATCTTTTAATTGACCTTCAAGTTGTTTTATCTTCATTCCAGGATCTGATTCATATCCTTCAACGCTTGTAAACTCTGGGTTTTTTAAAGCTTCTATTTGACCCTGTATTCTATTTGCTTCATCTACTTTATCTTGATAATCAAATAATAAATTTGTTGCATTTTTTTCTTCATCAGTTTTTGCCATTTTTAAAAGATCAGTTCTTCTAGATCCAACAATAGATTCTGGAAGAAATCCTAATGTTGTTGAACGAATAGCTTGTCTCCAATCTCCTTTTGCAAGTTCTGGAACTGCTTGACTGGCTTCAAGTAATGCTCCAACTCCAAGTCCTATTGGACCTGCACCAACAGAGATTAATTCTTTAACTCCTAATCCTGTAAATTTAATTCCTGTACCTGCTTTACTTAAAAGATTTTTAAGAAGCATTCCTTCTTCACCAGATTCTGCAATAGCTCTTGCTGCAACATTTAATTGTGGTTTTGTTAAATTACCTTCTTCTAATGCTTTTAAACCTTTATTAAAACAATCGGAACCATCAGAAAAATTAACTCTACCACCAGAAGCATATGTTGGACATCCAATAGATCCAATCATTTGTACAAGTCTTCTTCTTTCCCCTGCTGGTACTTTAGAAGTTTTAAGTAATCCTTCTACATCTGTTTCAGCTCCGTATGCTTTTTTACCTGGTTGAGAAATAATATTAGGTGCTTTTTCTTCTAGTTCTTTTTTAAAAGTATTTATTGCTTCTTTTTTATCTGTTAACGTTTTTGCATTTTCAAATCTTTTTTGAAATCTAGTTCTTATTTTATGTTCTTGTATATTTTCAGATTGAATAGCTAAACTTGTATTAAATGGATTTTTACCTAATCCTTCATTATGTTGAATTACAATATTAGATATACTTCCTCCAGGGCCCTTTTGAAATGTAATTTTTCTTTTTGTTTCAGGTGATATATCTGCTTTATTAATTTGAAATTTTATTTCATAAGGTTTAATTGCTTTTTCATATTCGGGGTGATTAGTTAAATTTTTATAAGTAATAATTTTACCTGTTTCATTATCTTTTAATTTAAGTGACTCAAAAACATCTCTTGGATATTTATTAGGTCTTTTACCTATTAAACTAACTCTATCTTCTACATCTGCTGCTCTTAATAAATCTCTCCAAATAGCATCCTTAGGATTTTTAGAAGGTGGATACATTCCTTTTTCTAAATATCTTTTTTCATTATATCTAGTTGATGTTTCATTTCTTCTAGCTCTTCTTTCAGGATCAGCCATTGTTCTTGCATAAGACTCTCTACTACGTAAAATTTTTTCTTCCGGTGTTCTTTTTAAATCACCCCTATATTGATTAACTCTAGATCTAAAAGTAGCTTCATCAATTAAACCAGATTCAAAATCTTGAAGTTGTTTTGGACGTGCATATTGTTTTGCTTCATCTAATGTAAAACTTACAACTTTTGAACCGAGTCCTTTTAATTCTTGGTTTTGAGTAATAAATCTTTCTAAATAACTATCTGTTATTTTATCTCCTCTGGAATTAGTAAGTCCTAATTTATTTAATTTTTTTGCTTTTTCAAAATTAGATATTCCTGGATTTTTTTTAATGAAATTAAATAGGTAATCATTTTCTATAACTTGTCCTCCTTTTTTAAAACTAACTCTACCACCTTCATTCAATTGCAATTGTTCGTAAGGTTGGTTTTGAATATCTTTTGGAGATACAATAGGCATGTCATTTGGAAATTCTTTATAGACACTAGACTCTCGCTGCGTGTTGCTATCATCTAGAATATCCGGTTCAGTTCCTGTGTATAACGGGACAATAAAATCGCGCGTCATGTAACGAGGGTTTGTTCTGTGGCGCAATGCCATTTGATATTTTCTAATTTCACTCATTATAATAATCCAGCAATACCACCATCTGCTTGTTTGGTTCTTGTAGTATTTTTTATAATATTAATAATTTCTTCAGGAGCTATTCCTTTTTCTTGCATCTTTATGGCTTCATCAAGGGTTGCCATTACTTCTGCTTTTCTTTGTGGATTATCATCTACCATAATTTTTTGTAAAAGATTATTATCAATTACGTTTCCGTATTTTTGTTGTATTGATTCCATCTCTAAAAATTTATCATAGTCTTTACTACTAGATGGATCTAATCCAAGTTCTATCATCTTATTTGTTTTTTGAATTCCTTCTTGTTTAGCTTGATTCATTTCATTTGATATTGACATTTTATTTTGT